CGGTTGATCGTGTCGTCGAACAGATGCGAGATGGCTCGTCCCAGCTTGAGGCGGATGTACTGGACGCCTGTGTAGAGAGGCCAGTACTCCGTCGTGAAGGTGAAGTAGACGTCCTCCTCGAGCATCTGGCCTGTGGCGTTCGCGATGGAATCTGAACGTACTCGGACCACGATCTCGGAGTTGTAGTGGAAGTCCGGGCTGGACGGATCCTTGTCCCATCGAACACACTCGCCCGAGAAGGACACCGACCCGGAGACTTCTTCCGTGAAGAGAGCCTGTCTGGGGTCGCCCGTAGCCAGGCAGTCCTGTAGGAACCGTCCAGACGGGTCCGGAGGGCGGGGTTCTCCCTCGCCGTAGTACTCTTCGATGCCGAGTACGTTGTTGATGATCAGCTCGAGAGCATCGGCTGACCCGGTGGGGAGTACGTCCTCACCGAAGCAGACGATGATCTCGGACAAGGTCCGATCGAGATTGGTGGCGAACCCGGCTGGATCAGTGGATTCGATACTGAGGTAGCCCGTTACCTCGGCATCCGGATCGTCCTCGCGGATCGGGCCGACGTCGATGAGATCGTCCCTGTCGGCCACTTCGGACAGAGGAACATAGCGCTCTACTCTCGTACGGAAGCTGACCTGGTATGTGTCTGGCAGGTCGGTACCGTCGGAGGCCTTGATGTTCCCGCCAGCCGCGTTGTCCGATGCACCGATGGCAGCTGCGAGGTAGGGCACGTTCTCCAGGAGCGTCCGGTTTGGAATGAAGGTAATGGTCTGCTGGTCAGCTGAGAGAGTTAGCTGGCCAAGGATCATGTCGCCGCTATCATCGTTGTAGAGAACGAAGGTGGCTTGGGTAACCGAGGAGGGAAGGAGCGGGGTGTTGAAGCTGAACTGGATCGCGTCCGCGATGGGCACGTCCGTGGCCCCCGTGATGGGATCTGTGCTAACAACAATTGGCGTGGGCAACGGACGCCTCCGTCTATCTTGGGAGGATGATCAGGTTGTCACCTCCGGGCTTCCGTGGCTCGCGGGCTTGCGATCGAGGGTCTTGACGCTGCTTCGGCAGGGAAGCAAGTGCCTCCGACCACTTCTGCTGAAGTTCGGCAGCTTCCTGCCTGCGCTGCTTCACCGCTTCTGGATCCTTCATGTCGGGGACCTTTGCGCGCATCAGCGTCTGGTCGAACGATTCCAGCCAACGACCTTGGGAGTCCGGGTCCGTGAGATAGGCCGCGTAGATCAGGCCTTGGTCGATCCAGCGCATGAGGCCTTCTTCGTTGCGGCGGACATGCGCGTTGTCCTCCTTCAGATCCTGCAACAGCTCCACCATTCTCTCCATGATGTACGTCACATGGAGCTTGGCAGAGCGCCCTGGGTCCTTCGCCGCGCTTCGGAGCAGCTCGAGCACGCTTGCCTGGAGCTCGAGTTCGGTGCTCTCAAGCAGCATGGCGGAGAGCTGCTCGTCGATCTCGATCAGGACCTTGTTTAGATCCATCATGAACCTCCGCAGTTCGTCGATCTAAAGCAAGGACCCAAGGGGCCCCGAAGGGCCCCTGGGTCTTGCTCATGGCTGATTCAGAGCCACGACTCCCCGTTAGGGGATCCCCGGCGCGAAGCCGGACGGGAGTTCGCCGGACCCGGTGTTCCACCGGATGCCGATGTTGTCCTCGTAGTCGTAGTTCTTGGCGATGTACACGTTCTTGGCCTGGGACACGGCCTCGCCCTGGTTGTCCAGGGCCAACGCGTAGCGCTCGCGGATCTTGGTGCTCCGGATGTCCCGACGGGGGTCGTCCCACGACTCCGTCACCGGGTCCTCGTCGACGACGAGGATGCCCAGCTCGTTCCGATCCGCCATGATGATGTCCGTCATCTTGTCCGTGGCGTTGAAGTAGATGAACGGGCTCACCACGATGGAGAGCGGAACGGGGAACATGTTGGGAACCGGGGTCCACGTCGACGCCTGCGGGTTCAGCGTGTCCGGGTCCTGGCCGACGGACGGGCCCATGTTCACTCCCCCGGCGGAGGAGTAGCTGGGGCCGCGGCCGGGCTGTCCCTGGTGCGCCTGCCACAGGTTGCCGTTGTTGGCGAACCCGAAGTTCCGCATCGTGCCGTCGCGCGCGAAGATCAGCCAGCCCATGGGGTTCATGAGCAGCACGTTCGGGATGAAGCCGGCGTTGAGGAGGTCGGCGTACATCACGAACAGGTCGTCGAGCGTGATGGTCTTGTTGAAGAGGGCGTTGATGTTCCGGCCGTTGGTGTACCCGTGCCGGGACGTCGCGCCGCTGTTGTCGAAGGCCACGCGGCCTTCGTTGTTGATCAGGTCGAAGATCTTCTTCTCTTTGTGACGTGCCAGCGCCCGGCTTGCAGCCTGAAGGTGCATGGTCATCACGTCGAACATGGAGTACCTGATCATCTCGTCGGTGATCCTGACCTTGAGACCGGACTTGCCGATCTTCGCGGTCACGTAACCGGCGAACTCCATGCTCTGTTCCGGGTACTCGCCCCCGGGCGGGATGTCTTCTGCCCACATGCCGCCTCCTGCCGCCGGGAAGGTGATTGTCTCACCGGCGGAGAAGTTGATGCGGCGCATGAGCGACGTCCCGACCAGGATGGGCTCAGCGGCTTCCCGCACGATCCGGGTGATCACCCGAGGGATGAGAAGCGAGGCCGAGGTCGTCTCGATCGCGTCGGCCAGACCCTGGCTCGCCAGCTTCTCGGCGTTCTGGTCCAGGACGGTCACGAGCTTCTCGTAGCTGATGCGCTTCGAGTCGCGATCGTGACCTTCCTTGTACCGGTAACGCTCCTCCGGGTTGAGCCACCCGTTGTTGCGCCAGACCTGATCTGTCAGGGCCAGCTGCTCGTCCGCGCTGGGGGTGCCGCCGTCGCCCAGAACCTTCGGGTCGACCCCGAGGTCCTTCAGTCGTGCGTCCACCAGCTGCTTGATCTGCTGGTCGAGCGCTTCTGCGATGGCGTTGCTGCTCACTGTTCTTCCTCCTGAATACTCGTTTGCCGGTCGAGGTCACACACCTCGACAACCCCAGCTGGCCCTACAGCAGGGCGATGTTGATCCTGGCGAACTCCGTGGCCTTCAGGGTGGTGGAACCGTAGAGGTACTCGTCGAGGTGACGAGGCACGCCCTGGTTCTCCACGCCGGTCAGGCCGAGGCCCTTGACGGGCTTCTGGAGGTCGATCCTGGATCGCGAGTTGACCCCGGTGGGGATCGTGTCGCGGAAGAGAATGCGCCCGCAGATCAGCTCTGCGCTGTCGACACCGTTCACCCACTTGCCCGGGACGCCGTATTCGGCGCCGCTGACGTCCGGCTTCACGAGGTCGCCGGCCACGAAGGACTGGTCGACGCCGTTCTGACCGGCGAGGAGTGGGATCTCGATCTCGTAGTCGCAGAGGATGCTGACGAACGGCTGGATCTCGTAGTTGATGAGCCGCTCCTCGATGCTGGCCGAGTAGTAGTGGTGCCATGCCCACCCGATCGGCTTGTTGGCCGGCAGCTGCTTCACGGCGGTGCCTGCTGCTGCCACCAGCGTGGGGTCGCCGGCGACCACGGTGTCGACATCGACCGCGTAGTTGATGTCGTTGGCGGTGTAGGTGATGTTCTGCGCCGCCGCACCGATGGCCGGGACGATCCGGTTGACCGATCCGATCGTTCTCTCGATGGAGACGATCGTGCCAGCGAGGATGACCCACCATTCGTTGAAGTACTCGTCCTTCAGCTTGACCGGAAGCCAGCTCGCGGGCTTGGCTGCGTCGGCCAGCGTCGGACGGACGCCCTGGGAGAGCTCGTGGAACCGGGCGAACCCGGTACGCTCGTACCCACGCGCGTCCTTGATGCGCTTCTCGATGGCCATCCTTCTTGTCCTCCTGAATGGTTTCGGATGTGATACCCGTTAGCTCCAAGCCAACGAGCAGGTCGTAGCCCTACTTGGAGCCACGGGACAGCATCTGCGCGAAGCGATCCTCCGGCTTGCTGTCGTCGGTCTTGCCGTTGTCGCTGCTCTCCGGGAGCTTGCCGCCCTTGTCGGCGTCGGCGAGATCCGCGGTGGGATCGTCTACCTGCTGGCCGGTCCTGGGATCGGCTGCGCCGGGCTTGGACGGTGCGAGTTCGGCTTCGAGGTCTTGGATGGAGTCGCGGAGCGACGAGACGGTACGGAGGCTCAGCTTGGCCAGGTATTCCTGGCGCTTCTCCTCCGCATCCAGGACCTTGACGTCGGCCTTCTCCAGCTCCGATCGGAGCACGAAGACCCTCTTGGCGTAGAGCTTCTTCAGCTCGCCGTTGAGGTTCTTCTGCTCGTCCATGAGCCGGCTGATGGTGGCGTCCTGATCCTTGATCTTGGCCTTGGCAGACCCCAGCTGATCTTCCAGCCGGCGAAGCTTCTGGTCGTCCGTCTCCCCCTCAGGCGGCTTCGCGTCGAGGTCGGGATCCTTCTTGTCCAGAAGTTCCACCAGGTTGTTGTACTCCAGCTGATCGGCGCTGACCTTCACTCCGAACTTCTTGGCCCGGGCCCTGACGCAAGACAGGATCCTGGACTTCTGTTCCGAAGTGAAGTTCTTTGCCTGGGGAAGTCTCGCCAGGGCGTTCCGGACATGGGCGGCATCGTGCACCGGGAAGGACCTGTTCGGCCCGCAGAAGGCGGTGTCCGGGAGCTGCTTGCGAGACTTGCTCGACAGTACGGCATCCGAGAGGGGAATGATCCCCGCCTGAACGCCACGCAGCTCGTCGACGCCTTCCTGGGTCGCGAGATCGAAGAGATCTCCGTCGAAGTCCGACCAGTCACATTCCTGACCGTCCTTGATGTCCAGACCGTCCGCCATCTTCACGATCTCCGCCCATTCCTTGGACGGATCCTGTGGCATGGTCGAGTCTCCTACATGAATAGGGACAAGAGAGTCCGCGCACTCCGAGATACGGGACTCCAGCGAACGTATGTCGGCCCCCTTGACGAAGCCCCTCCTCACGAGACCGAGCGCCGCTTCCGCGGTTCTTGAATCGCAGATGGGAATAACTCCTCTTGGTCCGACGGCGAATCTCGGCTGCCCGAAGTCGAGCTTCCGCTCGGAGGCGCGGAAGGTTTCGATCTTGGGAAGCGCTTCGTCAAGGAGCTCGTCTGCGATACGCCCGCGAGAAGCAAGAGCATCGAGAACAAACGCCTCGGCCCACTCAGACTCCTTCCAGGAGCTGGTTGGGTCTTGTGCTGAACTGCTGTCGAGAAGAAGCTCCATGGGGCCATCGCGGCTGTCGATTAGAAGCAGCGACATAATGCTCCCGTTCAGATACTCCTCGCTCTCGAACAGTTGAGAGTCCATGAATTGATGACCGAGTACTGTGGAATAGGGCTGGGCAGGCGTGTTGACCCGGGCGAGGTGATCGTAGAGATTCAGGCCAGTGATGAAGTACATGGCGTACGCATCGCTGGCCGGACCATCGCTCAGCTCGTAACGCTGGCCGGGCATGTGCTCGCAGCGGCCACCCTTCTTGGCCCAGTCGCTTCCACACGCTGAACAGAACAGGTGGTTGGTGTCCATCCCGACGGACACCGTGAGGAACCTCTCTGTCAGGATGTCTTCGATCGCCTGTGGTGTTGTGATCCCGGCCTGCACTTTGCTGAAGCCGGACCCCTGGTCGCGAACACCGGGCTTCCTCCAATCATTCCTCCATTGTTCGTCGGAGACCAGCTGAACGTACTCGGCATTGCGGATGCGGCCGAGAACATCGGGCTGTGGGTCTCCGGGCTGCGCGAAGCGCTTGGGGTGATTGCTGAGGATGGGCTTGGCGTAAGGCTTGAGCCAGAATGGCTGGCTGGCCTTCATCTGCGGGCCAGGGTAAACACGGTAGTTGACGATCGTACCACTGTGCGTGGCGGCGAATGTGGTCAGAAGCGCCGAATTGCTCGAACGACGGTTGACCTTGTCCATCAGGGGGCCGAGCCGGAAGCTGCGTTCCGGAGCGCCCGTCGGCCGCACAGCCACCAGCTTGGGTGGAGCGACCGCCATGATGTCCTGCAACCTGATCATCCGATTCTCCTTACGCCTCCAAGAACACCGATGACTCCGGAGAGGCCCCTGTAGGGGCCGACGTTCCGGGCCATCCCTTGGAATCCGTTCAGCTCGGGGTTGGCTTGACCTTCCGGCGTGAACAGGTTCCCGGGCAGCGGCTTGTACTTGCTCTCGTAGATCTCGCGGTTGCCCGGAATGTTCAGGCCGAAGTCCTTGGTCTGCGCTTGCAGGTCCGCCTGGACAGCTGCCAGGTAACCCTGAGCTGCCTTGGTCCTGGGGTCGTACACGACACCAGGGTTGGTCGGGTTTATGGTTGCTGCCATAAGACCGCCTCCTTGATCCTAAGTTCTAAGTCCAGCTGGGTAAGGATGTCAAGAGAATTCTTGCTACTCGTCAACAATCATTCTCAGGGTGCAGCCCTCGTGGTACTGCATATCCTCCCAGCTGAACTTGTGGATTCGCATCGCAGCTCGATCCTGGCACTCTGAGCAGGCATCATCTGCCAGCTCCCAGCGTACGTGCTTGCGCTTGTCCACCTGAGCTATCCTCGCATACCCGTAGCTCTCTGACAAGACTGCGAGCTGCTCGACCAGCTGCTGTACCAGCGGCCAGGTCGTGTCTACGAGCGAGGCCCGGTCGAATTCGGTCTGGCCGACATCGACAGCTTGGCGGATCCGAGCTCCGAGCTGGTCCACCTTCGGGCCGAGAATATCTTCGAGGAATCCCTGCTTCACGTTGGCGCCGAGGTAGAGATCCTTGCCGGAATCTCCCAGGTAACGATCCACGCCATCCAACAGCCACTTCTCGGACCAGATGCTCATCACGTCCTTCAGCTCGTTGCAGAATACATCTGCGCCGTCCAGCTGGGTGATGAGATCGTGCCGCATCTCGATCCAGAGAGACTCGGCAAACGGCAGGGCATCGTTGGCGGCCACGGCCGGTTTGGACGTGAGCTTCTTGCTCTGGTTCTCTGGCTGCTCACGATTCGCGGTCGACTTCGTGCTGCCCATCGAAGCTCTGGAAGCCGCCTTGGACTCCGGCGTGCCGGGTTCGTCCACGGCTTGGATGATGGCCAGTGGTTTGGCGACGCGATTGAAGTGGAGATCCTTGCGCTGGGCTGCCTTGATGGGATCCATCCCGATCTTGGTCCGAGCTTCGGTCTCCGTGATGAGGCTTCCTTGGTACAGCGCGAGGACGTGGTTCTCATGGGCTCGCTGCTCTTCCTTGTCGATCGTCGGGAACACCAGGTAGACCCGGTTCTCCGGAGTCGGGATGAGCCCCATCTCGTAGATGAACTCGTCCAAGATCTTGAACGTGAACCAGGAGCAGAAGAAGGACTGGAATCGCGTGCAGCGATCCGAGAGGCCCTTGGACATGGTTTGGGCCGTGGCCCTGTTGGCAGTCTCACCTCGGCCGAGGTCGATTCCAGACAGGTTCAGCCCAGACATGACACGAGCCTCGTAGTACTTGAGGTAGGGCTCGGCGTTGACCGCCTTGTTCTTGGTCCCCAGCACGACGATCTCGTGTCGGTAGGGCGTGACCAGTCCCCCCTCGAAGGGCATATTGGCGATCTCAGCTCGAACGTCGTCGACCTCGCTGTGACCGTCGTCGAACTCCCGTGCCGGATCCGTCTCGGTCCCAACACGGTAGTGGAAGAAGGGGAACGCGTGCTTGCCGACGAGGATCTCCACGAGCTCCTCAATCCGACGCATCGCGAGGATGTCGTCCAGCACAGGGACAGAGTAGGGCGTACCGAAGATGTGGCCCTTCTTCTTGCGGAAGGCCATGTGAACGACGTCACGCGGCTTGAACTTCTTGATGATCCGCCCGCCGGTGATCTGCCACCACTCTTTGATGCGTTTGAGGTTCGTCCGCCAGCTGCTCGTGATGAATGGGCGCATGCTGGCCGCGTTGGGTGAGAAGATGCCAGTGATCGGGAACAGGTTTCTGCCGAACCGGCTAAGGTAGGTATTGCCCGCCTCGCGTCTGGCCAACACATAGAAGACGTTATGGGACTCTACGAGGTCCTCGATACCAGCCTCGATGATGCGCTCGATCGGCTCGTCCTGGCTCCAGCTGATCTCTGTCAGACGACGCAGCACGTAGGATACGGTCTGCTCGTTCTGCCCTTGGAGGCTCCACTGACCTTTGAGAATGAGCTCCTCATGCTTGTCGAATGACAAGCGCAAGTAGGACTCGGTGTCCATGGCCTTGTAGACCTCGGCGAGATCGTACTCTGGCTCTACGAACCCGGCCCTGAACTGCTTGTGCTCGTAGGTAAGGATGGTGGGCCGCTGCCGCGTCTTGGGCAGACGGGCCCCCTTGGTAGTTACACCTGGCGGCGCACCCACCTGCACGTCGTGCACTACGACGGGCGGATGCGAGCGTTCAGGGGCAGGCCGCGGCGGCGGCCCAGCAAGGCGCCGCAGGGCTCTACGAATCAGTCCTGGAGCGTTCGATGATTCTGGCATCTCTCAGATCCCTATTAAGCTGGACGCTTAGTCCAAGCGACTTTAGGACTTCTTGAGGGTCTGCGTTCTGTCGCAAGCAGTCCTCCACACGGAACCGCTTCAACCCGGTACTATCAATCGAGGCGGAAGCTTCCAGCTCGTCGGCTTCCGGGAACTTGAACCCAGACACCGCGACTATCGGCTTGATGGTAAACACCTCGAATGGGTCCCCCTCTGTCTCGACTTCGATCGGTACCGGCAAGTCGACGCTGAATCGGTTTACGAACTCCTCGACCTCCTCTACCGTGGGTACGTTCTCACCCTCACGAGCACAGAGGTTACCCCGCTCTATAGCTGCTATGATGGCGTCTACTACGGCAAGAATCTGGCGGGCGCGCTTCGAGTCCGCCATGATCCTCCAGGTCCAGTTGCCCTTGATGCTCTTCAGCTCGACGCGACGCCACACCTTCTGGAGCTGAACAAGGAGCATCGCCTTGAGCCTCTCGAGGCCTCTTAGGCAATACTCGATGGCCTGGTCGACAGGGGTACAGGCCATCATGATATCGTAGAGCTCCTTATCTTCCCACTGGTCCCTGTCAACCGCCTTGAGCAAGTCCTTCGTGTAGTGGTTGAAGAACTTGTCAATCCTGTGGAGGATGGGCTCGAGAACTCTCTCGGCAAGGAAGGAATTGACCCGGTTGCGCGAGGCTGCCAGCGCACCTCCGAGGTCTATGCTGAGCCCGCTCGCATGTATCGACAGGGCGAACCTGAACAGCTTCAGGCCCTTCGTATCGAACGCACCGAAGAACAGGGCCAGGCAGCACAGACGGTACTGGAGACCACGCGAGGAGAGGATTGTTGCAGCTGCATCAACCTGCTCGTTGGTGTCGACCGTCTGGAAGAGCATCATACGGTACATGTCCAGGCTCAGATCCCATAGGGACTGCTCAACCTCCTCTTCGGTACGGCCGTAGTCGTCGAACTCCTTCTCTGAAGCAACCAGAGTGTCCTTATGGCCCTCCATGGCCTCGTAGATCTGCCAACCCTCGTAGTCGGTCTCCTGCGTGTTGTCGAGGAAGTCCTGGACGTAGCGAACGATGACGTCCCAGTAATATGGGCGTTGACCCTTCTGCCACTCCTCGACACTCGGGTCCTTGCCGATCGCTTCAGCTTGCGCCACGATCTCACCAGCATCGTTCCCGAGGATACCGAAGTCATCGAGCGTCTTCTTGATGGCCCCTTCGACAGCCTTACGGTTCTCCGCGATCTGGAGCAGCAGAGCTGCGATACCGATCAGGATCTGAGCTGTGGATGGTGCGCGCTCCGTACCCGGATAGAGCTTCGGAGCTGCAACATCAGCTGCGTCCTTGGAGTTGTAGGGCTTCATAACCCGGTTGGCCATCTTGCACAGCAGGAACTGTCCGGCGATGATCGCAAGCTCTTCCGGCGGGACGTAGTCGGAGCTCTCCCACGACATCTCCTCGATGATGCGGGCATCCACTTCGGTGTTGCCAGTGATCGAGATGATCAGCTGGTCCATGTCCATACCGGTGCGACGGTAGGTCCACTCCAGTGCCTCGATGTACTGGTAGAGCTGGATGATGTTATCTGGCTCTTCCGGGAACAAGGTCTGGAGAGCATGCTTCACTTCGTAGGCACGTTCGTTAACTGGGATGTAGTCCTTGGCTGTGCGTTTGATCTCATCCTGGAGCTTGTTGATCTTCCCGATCACGCCTTTGATGCGCTTGTTCAGACGGACCACCATCGAAGGCGTGATATTCTGGTCCGCCTTCTCCTGGGCCTCTGGAGAACCAGAGGTATCCTGAAGAGATCTCTCTCGGAAGTACTTGATGTCTGGCTGGAATCCCAGCCGACCGCCATCGTCAGTCATAGTCCTCTGGTACTCCGAACCCACTCGTTCGAGACTTGTCCCAGGTTGGTCTGCCGAGATGTCCGAATCTCGAGCTCTTCAAGTGACCAGCCCGACGCCTGAATCCACGCATCATACTATCAGCATGGAGCCCGATGAAGTCACTCATGGTCTCCTGCTGGACTTTGGCTCTGGTATAGCCCGTGTCGAAGGTGCGTGGTACGGGCGCCAGCTTCTTCTTGCGTTCCCTGAACTCACGGATCTTGTGGGCTGCGATGAGGTCCGACTGACCTTCCCCCAGCGGACCAGTGAACGCAATCTTGCTCGATCCCCTGACCTTGGCGATGTCTGTCAGCTCGATCACCACGGCATAGACACTGAGCATCCATGCGATGAGCGTGTGCTCCTTGTCGTCGGCGTAGACCGGCTGACCCTCGCGTCCGTAGCGAACGATCGAGAAGTCGCGCATTTGGCCAACCAAGCCGTTCTGAGTGTCTTCGCCCTTGGGGAGAATGCAGTTCTTGCGCTCGACCTGGCGGACGCAAAGATCCACCACAAGAGGCTTGGTGGCCTTCTTCACGAACTGTTTGGTCATCGGGTCGCGGATGAGGGTCTTCGAACCGAAGTCCACGCCCTTGACCTTGCGATGGAGGCGCGTGTTCGGGTGCTGCATGCCCCACAGCTGGAGAGCTTCCACCTGTGTTGTCCCATCCCCCTCGTCCACATATATGTACTCCGGACCCCAGATCTCGTTCAGCTTCACGATCTCCTGGATGGCCCGGTGCTGGGTGAACTCGTTAGCATCGACGACCCTCTTGCAGGCTACACGGAAGGTACTGGTAGTGAAGTCAAACCCGGTAATGATGATGTGTACACCGATACCCTTCCGGTTCCAGTCTACGCCCATAGAGTACATCTCTCCTTGCCTGGGCTGAGCACCACGCAGAGAGTAATCCCGCAAGCTGGCCTCGATGTACTTGTGTTGGAAGACGCCCACCTCCATCTCGCCGAACTCGGCAAGGAACTCGTGGGCGAACCCGTTCTCGGAGTAAGTCTCACGGTAGAACAGCTCGAGCTCGGGCGTCCAGTACGGCGAGACCATGGAGGTGTAATGGAACTCCTTGAAGTCGAGCCGCTTGTTGGTGCAGTACTTCCAGAACATACCGCGGCGGCCGGTAGGTGTCGAGCTGACGACCATGCGTGCAATCGGCCCGGCACCAGTGAGGGAAGCCAGAACAGACTCGAGAGTAGGGTCGTCGAGCATGTCGGCTTCGTCGATGATCAGCAGCGTTGGGGTCTGGCCACGGAACTTGTTGCCTTGCTGACCAGTCCGGACACCAGCTGTCATACCGAGTACCCAGGAGTTGCCGTCCGGGTGGTAGAACTCGATCTCGTGCGGGTTCATCTTGTCCCGGACCTTGAAGTCAGCATGGGACAAGGTGTCGCTCCGCTGGATGAACGCACGGAGCCGCTTGAAGATGAGGTCGACCTGGTCCTGGTAGGGACAGAGGATCACGACCCAGCTGTTGGGTTTGGTAGCGAGATCGAAGAGAGCGAGGATAGCCAGAATCTCGGTCTTGCCGATCTGGCGCCCCATACGGAAGACCTTCTTCTTGGCGGAGCAGCGGAGCGGCTCGATCTGGTACCAGCGCGGATCCCAGTTCAGCTCGACCTTGGCCCAGGCGATCGGATCATTGAGGTACCAATACTGGAGGACCTCATCATCCGTCAAGTGATCGAAGATGTCCTGGCGTTCACGTACTTGGATATCGGTGGTCAAGCCACAGGCTGGTGAGAACTCACGGTCGCACGAGCCCTCGTAGAACTTGAGGCAATCGTCGCAGATCAGGTCCCGCTCCTCGTCCGTACCCTGGCGAACACGCGCCCGAAGGGTACGCCACTTCTCCTGTCGAGCTGGTTTCAGCTCGGCACGGAGCGCCTCAGATGTAGCTGCATCCATTGCCATCAGCTGTGGAGTATCCTCGCTTCGTTGCCGATCGCCGAACGGATCGAGTAGGCGGTGTTGTGCATCGCGTGGAGAGCTGCCTGGCGCATGGTGTAGGCCTGGCGTGTGTCCACCACAGGAGTGGCGTACTCAGGACGGGACTGACCGAGCTTCTCGAGGAACCGGACCGTCTTCACTGCACCACGGCCAACCTCGAACGGCATGGACAGCGCACCCCAGCCAGCATGCCAGGCCGCCAGACCCATGGCCATCGTTGGTGCGATGAAGGGAGCGAAGACAGCTGCACCAATGGTACCGATGGTCATCATCTTCTCCGGCCACCCACCCCAGGGAGTACGCCGATTCCTCATGAATTGGAGCATCCCGCTTGGGCCCCCGCCACTCAGGGGGTGTCCACCGAAGTTCTCGTTGAAGGTCTTCTGAACGTGGTAAGCCACTTCTAACCTCCGAGGAATCTGCCGGCCTCAACGAAGTGGCCAGCCATGCTGAAGAATGGGTCCTTCATGCCGGTACCTTGTCGAGCGTAGTGCATCGACAAGGTCATGCCAGCTGAGTTCCCATAGTTGGAGCTCATGCCGTAAGGCCGACCAAGTGGGCCGAATGGGCCACTCTGCATCGTAGACAGAAGTCGAGTCATGTGTCGGGACTCACGGGCTCGCTTCCAGTTGCCGGCTTCGTTGCGAGCTTCGTAGACGGCACCGGCTGCTGCATAGGTACCAGCAGCACCGCCGAGCATGAGTAAGGCACCGGCGCCAGCGGCAGCATAGCCGGTACCTCTTGCTGTAGCTCTCGCAGCTCGACCGCCGTAGGCCGCTGCTCGACCAGCTGCGGTCTCGGCCTTGAACATCTTCTCCCCAAGCCAGAATCCCCAGCGTTGAGCTCTCTGCGGTGTGAAGAATGCCATCACAGAACTCCAGTGATCAGGCCGAGACCGGCAATGCCGAGGCCAAGCTTGCCGCCGACCCTACGGCCGACTGCACCGCCCCCCGTCTCACTGACCGCACGGCCGATTGCCCCGCCCAGAACAGCACCACCGCCAACACCCGCGCCCATGACGGCGAGATTACCGAAGCCGATGGTATTACCTGCGGCGACAGCGCCAACAGCAAGCCCTACACCGCCAGCGATCCTACGACGGCGGAAGACACCCTGAGCTTCTCCCATCATGCCGCGCAGCTCACGTACATAGCCGCGCATCTGACCTGGAGTCGACTTGAGAGCGCGGCCAGCAGACCCCTCTATGAGGCCGAGCCTTGCAGCTGCCCTTGTACCTCCCATTGTTTGAAGGTAGGGCACAGCTTGCTGGAGAGTAGGATCGAGTGCCATACCACCAGCCCGCTGCATGTAGCCGAAGCCAAAGAAGTGCTTCGCTTGGCGACCTACGCCTATGAGGCCACCCTTGCGCCAAGCCGCACCGAATTGTCCAAACGAGCCTGCGCCTTGGCCAAGGCCGAACTTCTCTCGCATCCACCCATCGCCACCCTTGATGCCGATGATCTCACCAGCTTGACGGCCAAGCGATGCGATTGTGTTATAAGCCAGTCCGCCCATGATTCCTCCTATGCAGCATGGGACAGCATCCGGGAGGCATTCCTGTGCTGCCTCGGCAATCTTGGATGTGAAGCTCCGCGCTCCACAACGCTTCTAACCTTGCTGCCCTTGCGCTTGTGCCACAGCACGTTGTTCACGAGCCCGAAGGTCGGCGTGAACATCGAGATCGGCCTCGGGGACCGAGGCTTGGCTGTAACTCTGCGTCTATTATTAGCGATCTGCAAGGTCCTTGTGTCAATATCTTGTCCTTGGATCGGGTTGTACGGACCACCGAACGGAACCAGATCCGGCCTTGCTGGGTCGAGCCCGTGGAGCTTCGTGAAGGTCCTGGGGCTGTTCTGCCGCATCGCTGTGTAACCCTGCATGGGGTACAGCGTCTCGGGACCTTGGTAGGCAGCTGGATCGACTGTACGCTTCATGCGGGCACCGAGAGCAAGCTTACCTGCACCCCGCACACCTGCACGCGTAACTTGACCAGCGATAATGCCAGCTGCAATCGAACCAACAACACCGACAATCGCGCCAAGTATTCCGCCGACGATACCACCACCAGCCGGGAAGATGGCCTCGCCGATTGCCACACCAGCCCAGAAGCCGGCTTTACCTGCTGCCACAACGGTCGAACTCAAGATAGCAGTCTCCACGACCGATCCGGCAGTACCTGCGGCAGTCTCGATCATGAATCCTTTGGTAGCACTCTCATACTGGTCCATGTACGAGACGCCTTCGAGTATACCGAAGGCCATGTTGGCAAGGGGTAGCTTGCCAAGAACACGCCCGGCTTTGGTAACACCGAAGGCCTTCAGCTTATTGGCGAACTTCGTAACCTTGCCGGCTGCCCTCGGGAACTTACCAGCGAAGAACTTGCTCTTGTTCATGTAGATCTTCAGACGCTGACCGGTCTTGGTAAACATATTCCTATTGCGGCCTATAGCGCCTGGAGACAAGCCGAGAAGACCTTCTTGCAGAGACATCCGCATCTGCTCGAGCTTGCCGAGATTGGCAAAGATCTGACGGGCGCCGTCCGCCTTAGCACCAAACGAACCAGCTTGCTTGTACAAGCGTTGCCACAGGAACTTGAAGTTGTCCTTCTGTCGGGCCCAGCTGTACACATGCTTCGAACGACTCAGTTGCGAGAGCTGGCCCACCTTTGCGAGTCTGGTGTAGGTCTCGGCAGACACTCCATGGGTCTTCGCCTGAATCTTGGTATTCAAGCTGGAGAACCACTGCTTGACAGTCTGCGCATAACCCTTGGTGAGTTTGCTCTTCTTGCCGCTCATCAAGTCTGTAACCCTGGTAGGCCACTTCTTGATGCCTTCCCAGCTCTCCGCAACCCTACCTACCCAACCCTTAGCGGACAAGTCCTTGGATATCTTGGCGATGAAGCCCTCCTGGGTCTTCATCTGGTCCATCCAGCGCATGATCTCCGCCTGGGTGAATCCCTGCTTCTGCAAGGATTCGTACAGACGGGCATGGGACTGGACGATCAAGCCCTTACCAGCGGAGTTACTTACAGCAGAGCCAAACGTGCCCTTAGGGATGATAGCCCCACGAGCGTTATAGAAGTAATCCCAAGCCTTGAGGGCCGGAGATTCGAATATGTTGACGGGCAGATAACGCCACATCGCCATCTCGCCGAACAGCCGAGCCTTCTCCCAACGAGACATTCCCTGCGAAGGCTGGCCCATCGCTTTGTGCTCGGCCCAGGATGCGGCCTTGGAGCTGGAGTAGAACGGTGGGTGGGACTTCATCCCGACGAACTCGCCGGGAGAGTATGTACGCATGCCGGTCATGGCCCTGGCATCATCTTCGTTCTTGTTCCGGAGAAGAGACCAAGCACCTATGGCAGCACCTACAGCCGCAACGGCACCAATACCAAGAGCAAGAGCGTGGCCGCCCCTTCCATGGGCAATGGTCTTGGTCGCCCTGCTGGACATGGCAGCTGGAGTCGAAGCTGCGTGGGTCGTGCTGACTACGTCTTCGACGACTTCCTTCGTAGCTTCCTTGATTGCCTTCTCCACCGGCTTGGCGGCAGGAGCCTTGGCGGTCATTCGAGCTTCTGCTGCTCTGACAACGCCGGGGTAAGCTTGACGTCCAGGCCTGGATGCTGGAGCATCCAGCATACTTGGAACAGCAACTCTTGGAGGCCTATGCTCGGCACGACGCATCAGTAGCTGACGGGCTCTGGTCTCCTCGCGATGTACCTCTCCAGCCCAGATACGTTGTTGTATATGCTCTGGTATCGCTCTCGGAGCTCGAGCTGCACCGGCTTCGGCAAGAGCCTTGTGCCTACGGTCGAGAGCAATCTTGTCCCACGCCCAGCAGCCATCCTTGGCATCACGCAGGGTATCGACAAGATCACCAGTCAAACCACGGCGGCCTATGTGGATGACGTCCAGAATGTTCGCGTCATCCATACCGCGCCGGTACAGCTGCTTGACACTCTTGGCGAGATTCTTGAGAGCGCCTCGTGGACCCTTCGTCCACTTATCGGCTATACCTTCGAACAAAGGGTTGATATCCGAAGCGCCCATGCGGCCTTCAGCCACTCCGAAGGCCCATGTGACGAACGGATCTATGCCCCCAGAGCCATACTTAGTCTCGAGTATCTTGGTGAATTGCTTCGTCAACGAACGGTCGAACGCATTCTTGCCATGGCTGGTCAGATGGGCTGCTTCATAGACCTTGCCAATCCGGCGCCCCCACTTGGTAGCGCGGAGGTGCTGGAATTCGCCCATGGACATACCACGATTGCGGAGAGCATCAGCAATCGGGTTGTCGTCTGTGGGCAGAATGGTGAGCTGTGCTTCGTTTAGAAGCTGGCGACCGGATCCGAAGTCCGAGACGTTGGCGCCGCGCATGGAGCTGGGGTTGATGCCGTGACCAGCGATGTGCCAGGGGCTGTAAGGTTTGCGCAAGCCGGGAAGAGGGCCCACCATGGCCCGCTGTTCGTTGATCGCACCAGTGATCTGGGCCCGGTAGGCCCCGCCGATCTGGTACATGCGCTGCATCTCTTGTGGAGTCCAGCGCTTCTTGTCGTCATGGGCGTTCTGGACGATACCATACCAAGCCATGAGCGCATTGCTCTTGGCGATCTTCTCAGCGTTGGTAAGGGTGGCGTTCGTTACACGCTCGCCAGCAATGATGCCCAGTGCTCGGTGCATCTGCCAGCCCTTGGACTGCCACATCCCGACGCCGCCAGCTGCTGCCTTGGCTTCAGCCTCGTTGAAGACGTTGGAGTCGATGATAGAACGCTTGTTCCGCTCGAATGGGAGAGAAGCAGCTGCACCCGAACGTACCATCTGGAGGTTCAGGTTGTCGTCCCGGTTGCCGATGAGCACACCGACGTTTCGGTTGTAGGTGCGGGACCTCGGATCCACCACGAGCCGCAGACTCTGCTGGCGCTCGATCAGCTGCTCGAGGTACTCGGAAGCTTGCTTGCCGGCGAACTGGTCCTGTACGAGCGTGCTGGAGGTAGGGAA